TCTTCCTGAAGGAAAGTTTCCTGACGCTGTTACTAAGATATCAGATAGAGGGAATCGTGCTCTATCAGGTCAAGCTGCGGAAGCTAGAAGACTTTGGCAACGTCAAACACATTTCCAAGGTAATCAAGTATCAGGTTTAGATGTTAAGTTTTCAAATATTCTTCATAGTGTAGCAGATGTATTTGATAAAATGGATACTAAGAAACTAGCTTTATTGACTAGAGACTTAGGTGATGTAGGTATTACAGGTGTAAACAATCAAGTAAAACGCTTTGCTTCACTCATGTATATTACCTTCTCTAGTCCTCTCAGACATCATGTAATACAACCTATGATGTACTATGAGCAAATGGCTATCTTTCCTAAGACGTTTAAAAAGACTATAGCTAAGACTCCTATGCACGTTATGGCACTACTTCATACAGGTAATCCTGTTATGAAAGGTACGTTGGATAAGATGCTTAAAACTATGAATAAGGCTGACAGAGCTGAGTTTGAACTTGAGCTTGCAGCAATGAAACGTCAAGGAGTTCTTGATTCTATTGACCAAAACTTGGCTGTACAAGAGGCTTTAAAAGGTCCTGTAGGTAAGCTTGAAAAGACTGGTAGTGTTGCAGAAAAAGTAGGAGAAGGCTTTGAAGCAGTTAAAGGTGCTTTTAATAAGTATGGATTCTCTTCAGGTGAGTTGACCAACAGGGTAGGTTTATGGTTGCAGAATAAAGAACGCTGGAAATCTGACCCTAAAAATGCAGGTAAAGACTGGTCAGAGATTCGTAATGCAGATGATATTGGTTTTGAAGCTTGGAAACAATCAGGTGCTATGACCTCTTCAGGTGCATTAATTATGCAACGAATCCCTTTCTTTTCGTTCTTAACACAGTTCCAGTCTATTGGTATGAAGGGTTTTATGAATATCATACAAGACAATGCAACTAATCTAACTAAAGCTGATAGATTAAAACTCACTGCAGCTCGGTTAGTTATGCATGGTCTAGAGTTTGGAGCTCCTTTAGCCTCAGGTAAGTATATCAACAACTACTTTAGAGAACATGAAGACCCTGAGGTACGCAAGGTAGCTTCTGAATTAACTCGTGGAGTTGTAGATAGAGCTTTCAATGAAATGACAGAGATGATAACAGGTGAGCCTAGTGATATAACAGTATCACTTTCAGGTTCTCTTGGAGCTACGAATGCCTATGCTGATACATTAGAACAAATGTTGCAGATTGGTAAGTTCATGATTAATGACCCTGATGCTAGAAGTCCTAATATTCCTTCAGTTCAAGCTTTGGGTAGAACCTATGAAAAAGTACAAGCTGTTTATGATATGTTTACGATGCAGCCTGTAACTCCTAAACTTGTTATGGAATCTGTGGCAAGTCTTGCTTCTGTAACTTCTGTAGGTAATAACCTATTTAGAGGTATAGAGATGTATACAATGGAAGAGTTGACCTCAGCCAAAGGTAATAAGAAGGGTTCTAAATATGATGTAGGACAGTTTGCTTGGCAAGCTCTAGGAGGCTTTAAATCTAGAGATGACTTTAACTCTCGAGTTATTAATGAGATTAAATATGATGTAGATAAGAAGGTTAAGATAGCTGCAGAAACTTATAATAGACGTATTAGTAATAATGCTAAGACTCCTGAAGAGGCTATGAAGTATATTCAGTTATCTGCTTCTATGCTAGTTCAAGAGGGTATTTATTCAAATACAGAGATGCAACAAGTGTTTAATATGATTATATCTGAACAGAAACGTAAGTTTACTTCTAATCAAGTGGATAACTTATTCTCATGGATTAAACAATCAGATAGTAAGTCTGCGGATATGAATAAACTTAAGTCATTATTAAGTGAGCATTCTGACCCAGTTGTAAGAGATGCAATATCTTATGCAGATGGTAAATCACAAAAACAAATTTTTAAGGAAGAGTAACTAATGGCTAATTTTGGAGTAAAAACAACAGACTTAGGAAGTTCTAACTTCTCAGGCTATATTCAACAGGGTGTCGTAGACAAAGGTAAGGCTATGGATACTGCTGTAAACTTTAAAACTGTTTCTGATGTAGGTAACTTTGCTAATGATACTTACCAAGCATATGATAAATATAAGACTCTTAAACAAGTATCTGAAACTGTAGGTGAAGTTATTAATGAGCAGGAAGACAGAAGCCTTGCAGGACAACAAGCAGCACGAGATGAAAAACAAAGACTAGAACAAGAACAGGCAGACACAGAAAAGGCTTTAGGTTATGATGGTACTTATCCTACTATGCTTAACGCAAACCTTTCAGAAGCTACTCGAGGTATTCAAAACTCTCTTGCTGAAAAAACAGATAAACTCACTATGGCTAGAGAGCAAGGAGTTATGGATGACTTTGAAATGCAGGAGCGTTTAAAGAAAATCACTCGTGAAGCTATTACTAATAATCCTGCGTATGCTTCAGAGATTGTAGCTCATGTAACTAACGTTGCAGAGATGAATAATCTTACTGCTCGAATTAAACAAGATGCAGATACTCTTAAAGCTAGACAGGCAGCTTCAGATGCTGAAGCAAAAAGACTACTGACTTTAGCTAGTTCAAAAGACTATCAAATTGATATCTATGGTTCTAAGTACCAACTTGAAGATGGCAGCATGGATATGAATAGTATTGCTGCAGATGTTTCAACACGAACTCAAAAATTAAATCAAGATAGATTAGTAGAGGAATCTGTAAAAGGTAATACAGAACAGTATAAGATAAATGCTCAAGAGTTTATTTCGAACGGATGGCAGTGGGAATTAAACTCTAATACTATCTTAGGAGCTAAGAATAGAATTATTTCCATCTTAGATGGACAAGGTGATAGGGTAGCTAAGGTTTCTCAAATTCAACAAATTAAAGGTGAGTTACTAGCACGAAATAGAAAATTCTATGCTATGAAACAGATACCTAACAATGACCCTGAAATTGAGGCTGCTCATGCACGCCTTGAGGCTCAACTTGAGGTCCTTGAAAAAGCTGCTATTGAAGGTGACTTAACAGGACAAAGAAGTAAGGAGATATTTAAAAATCTTTCTGAGTCAATGGTTAATCAATCAAAATATGAAATGTATGATAGGAATCCAACTCTTGTAGATGACACAATTATGCTTGAAATATTTAAAGATTTAGATATGCCTTTGAATACCTTTAGTAGGGTTTCTGACATTGCTAACAGAATCTTAGAGTCAGCTACTAGAACAGAAACTTCTAGCTCAGACCCTGTAAAAGCTACAAAGAACTCAAAAGATTTCCAACCTGTATCAGGTCTTCCAGGAGGAAAAAATGTACGAGGACTTGTTACAGACGCAGCAGTAATTAATGCTTACACTACTAAGCAAAACTATGAGAAGGTTGATGAAGAGTTTAATAAGTCTTTAAATACTTATCAAGTTGCTGAAGGTTCAGATAAAGCTTATGCTACTCAATCGATTGTTAAGTCTCTTAATAATACTGCTTTAGATGCTAATGTTATAGGTAACTTAAGTGGAGGAACCATTGGTAAAGCTAAGACAATGTTGACTGAAAACGCTAATGGTCCGATTCGAACAACATTTAAAAACTTTACTGATACTAACCCTAACATTAAGTTTGAGATTCGACAGTCTGATGGCAAGATGATTATCTTAAATCCAACATCAACTGCAGCTTCAAGGTTTACTGCAAATGAACTAAGAACTATCAATGAGAACTTCTCTGCTTATCATAAGGTAAGTGGTAATTCTAATATTGATAAGTCTGTTCAAGAGTTCTATGGTATGGTATATGGAGAAGGTACTGTGATTCAGCGTACTGAGAAGGCTCCTGTACCTAAGGCTGCAAGCAATACAGCTCCTGCGAGTGAGTCCGTTGCAACTACAATGCCAACAGAAGAGTTTAATAGAACTTTAAAGGCTCAATTTGATAACGCTGAAGGAGCTCCAGCAAATGATATGGTTCGTGAGGATGGAACTACTAAATCTGATACAGGCTACTTAGGAGTTATAAAGAGTAATACTGGGAAAGATATGACTGAGTTCTCTGTAGGTGTTCCTATTGATGGCAAAGAAACTCTAATCCCTACATTAGTTCCAGGTTTAACTCAGGCAGAGATTAATATTCTAAAAAAAGAACCTAATCCAAAAGATATTCCTAAGTCCATTATGGATAAAGCTGTAGCTCATGCTAAGAAACAGATAGCAGAAGGTAAGCCAATCTTCTTTGAGAAACCTGCACAGAAAACTAAAGCAGAAGCAGAGCAAGAGTTGGGAATGAAATATGCTTCATTGAATGACCAATTAAAGAAAGATGAAGAAGCTGGTAAACTTACTTACCAACAACGTTTAGATAAGTCTAGTGAATTATATAAGGCTTTAAGAGAAGAAGTAACACAGTTAGAGCAGTCCTACGGAGTCTAACAAAAAGAGAAAGGGAATAGGCGAGGAAACCTACTCCCTTCTCACACACTACACCTTAGGAGGCAACTAAGGACACTTCACTACCATTACTGGTAGATTCCGCTTTTGAGAATACTTGATACCATACTCAGTACCATTACTACGAGTATCCCAAATAGCAAGAACTTTATCTGCATTGTCAATCATTTGTTTAGTTCGTACAAAGAAGTACTTACTATCGAATGATGCAGTTGGGTCTATTAAGTGATAAGGTAAAAACTCTATCACATCTATTCCTCGAGCTTCAGCAAACTTCTTAGCCAAAGGGTCAACTCCTTTAGCACTTCCTAATAAGAACACAGGATTGCCTATGCTATGTTCTTTTAAGAATCTTTCTATGATAGGAAAGACAACTTCTGCCTTATCTAGTGACCGACTCCCTATTATACATACTTTCATTATTTAGCCCAAGCAAAAAGAATTCGAAGAATAAGTAAGTCAATGAAGAGGAAACCAAATACATCTTCGCCATCCATCTCATCAAACAATTCAAACCCTACTTGAACTCCTGATATTGCAGCTATCCTTACTTCCATAAAGTTTCCCCTAGATTTCGCAAGACCCACTAACACAGGCAAGATTCTGTGCTGAAGTAGTGTTATCTTCTGCTTCAATAAAAGACTCCCAGTTAAGCGTTTGAGGAGTAGTCTCTAATAGTTTCTTATAAGTCTCTTTATCACAGTCTTCATATGGAGCTTGTTGATATGTATGGTCACTATGAGGTAAGAAAGATACACCACTAATTTCATCAAAGTGTTTCCATACCCAAGCACCTACTTCAACCCACTCTACATCTTTAACTGAGATAGTTACAGAAGGCTTATGTTCACAGAAGTGTCGTTGGTAAATCAACCAATTATCTAACTGTTCTAGAGCAGTCTTATCAGTTCTTAAGATAGCACCCTTAGGAGCTTTCATAGGGAAACTAAATACTGCAGTACTATCAGGTCTAGATACTTCGTCTTCTACTGCTACACCATTATCTTTTAAGAAGTCATAGATAGGGTCTTTCTTATCCATGCGGATACGTCTTATGTAATAATCGTTGTGACGAGCGTGTATACCCGATGAGCTATCAACCAACTGAGACACTGTCCCTGAGGGCTTAACGCAAGTAATAGAAGCAGAAACAGGGATATCCAATATAGTGGCGTACTTTTCATTCGTTTTACGAGCTGCATCTCTTAACCTTTCTAGCATTTTAGGGTCAGGAGTTGATGTAATCTTAGCATCCATAATCCCAGTTAATGAAACACCTAGTAGGCGTTCCTCTTCAGTGTTTGCTTTCCACTCTGCAGACAAAAACTTAAAGTCTGTTAGAGTACTTTGGATTGTACCTAGAATTGTAGCTAATTCAATTTTTCTAGTGAGAGTAGCTTCGGTATCTTTTTCCCGTACAACCACTTCCGTAAGATTGCAGAACTGTTTATCACGGAGGATAATCTCTGAACATGGATTCGTTCCGTAGCTGAGATTTGGATTACGTCTTCCCCACTTGTTTGCTTGATTTTGAGCAGCAACACGATTAAAAATTCCTCGTTCACCTGATTTGCTCTTAACCAAAGATACCCACTCTTCCATGAAAGTTTCACTATCAGGTTTTTCTGTGTAGGCAACTGAGTTGTTTGCGAGTCCTCGATGTGGATTATCAATGTACCATGCTCCCATTTTAGCTTCACGCATACGTCTATCCGTGAGATTAGATAGTGAAATAAGTGCTGAACGTCTTACACCACCAACTACTACAATCTCACCTACCATACACATCATATCATGTACTTCAATAGAGTTAAGTTTACGTCCTTTTGCTGTCTTAAATGTTTCTACTGAAAAGTCAAAAAGTCTTTGTAATGGTTCAGGTCCACTTGCACGACCACCAAATGTTTTTAATCTAGCTCCTGAAGGACGAACTTTAGAGAAGTCAAACGTAGGAATATCACCTTCATATAAGAATGAGATTAGTTTCTTAAAGGCTTTAGCCCAACCAAGCTTACTATCTTCTACTACAATAACATCATCACAGTAATCTAAAACATCAGGAACCATAGGTAGCTTACTGATATCTTGTCGTTCACAAGAGAATCCTACACCTGTACCGTTCATTAAAATATAAAGAGCTTCAGAGAAGGCTCTCTTGTTATTGATTGCTAGATAAGAACAGTTGTAAGCAGAGATGTTATCTCTATCACATGCTTCACCTGCAGTCATCATTAGTCGCATAGAAGGCATTACTTCTAAGTTAAGTACAGCTTCTCTGATTTCTTTTAGTTCCTTCTCTAAGATAGGTGTTTTATTTCCTAGATAGGTAACTAAACGGTCTACTGTTTCACTCCAAGTTTCCCTGCGGTTTTTCTCAGGTATAAACCTAGCATAGCGACTCATTGCTATTACATCTTGGTATACTGTTGGTAAGTTAGTCTTCGTCATAAATATCGTATTCCTCATTAAGGTTATCAACTTCTTCTAGTAATCTGTCGAAGTTATCTTCAATAATATCTTGAAACTTCTCTACTAAATCTTTAGAGTTGATATCAAGCAGTTCCATTAGGTCAGTCTCTTCTACTTTCTCAAGTTCCTGACATAATTCGTAAAAGGTTAAGTTTTTAGGAGCCATTACCTTCATCCTTGGTAGGTTGATTAGGTTTATCGGAGGAAGTACTAAGCTCTCCCATGTCAGTCGTATCTGTCTTTTTAAAGATTTTGTCATAGTTATCTTCGTACTTCTTACTGTAACGGCTTACTAAATTGTTACCTGTTATATCATTTGTACTAGCCATTAGTCCAACTCCTTATCATAAATAAGAGCCATCGCTAGATAATTTATGGCTCCTAATATCTCTTTCTCATACCACAAGTAGTCAGCTTCTTTTTTGTTTGCAACAGCTTCCATAATTTTCTTCTGTGCTTGTCCAGTTAAGAAACCTGTACCGTGAACCTTTGCAAGACTTACCCAAGGTTGTTCGGTAAAGTCAGTTACATTTTTTCCGTGCCTTTCACTTCCTTTTCCGTTAGTAGCTTGTTGCAAAGCTAACGTAAAGATTCGTTCTAATGGATGATTTTCCATAGTATTATTATACCCTTTTATTTTAAAATGTCAAGTTAAATTGCTTTAACTAGATTATCTTTTTTAAGTTCTCTAACAGACTTGGAATCTTTAGACCATTTACCACAAGCAGTACACTGATACCTCTGATAAGTATAAGAACCTGTAGTTGTGAAGCCTCTTCTTTGTAGCTTAGTACTAGAACAAGCAGGACATACAGCTCCTTTTTCTGAGTGCATATTGTGATTGAATGATGTAACAATCCAACCTCGTAGCTTAAGATAAACCTCTTCTGTTAATCTAACATCATTGCAGTTGTACTTCTTCATTAACTTCCAAGCTTTAGGATTCCTAGACATACACTCAATCCACAGAGGCATACCTTGATGACTTGTCTTCATACCTACGCCTAGCTCTTGTGCTACATAGTCTAGCTTATTACTAGCAAACTTAAACTTACTGCGTGCTGTTTGTAATAAATCTATGTCTTTGTAAGGACTAGGAGGAGGTAGCTTATGTAATAGGAACTCTCGATTTAGAGTCGGCATATCAAATCTCTTACCATTGTAGGTAATGATAGCGTCTGCTTCATCTACTAGTTGGTGCACCTGCTCAATCATCTCTTTTGGAGTAGACTCCATAATGCTGGCAAAGTGTACCTTCTTATCTCCTACCCATTTAGCAGCCCAACATAGTACTGTAGAACTTTCAATCAATTGACCAATGCTAATGTTTTGTTGCCACATTCCCCAGTGAAAGCCTTGATGAGGAGATGTTTCTATATCTAGTACAAGTATCTTACTCATTGTAGTGTTACTCCTTTACTAAGATTAAGCATATCAACATGAGTTTCATCGGCATCCCTATCAATAGATATTACTGAATATTCTATCATAGTTCGAATAGCTACCTCAATAAGAAGGTATACCTCTGCCCCTTCAACTACAAAGTCAAATTCTGCTTCTCCATCTTCAAACATAACATAGTTTTTTATAATCATTTATCCAATCCTTTCTAGAATCTAACCACTCAAAACCTTCTTTAGTAGCCCAGGCTCCATAAGTTGTTTTACTTCCCTTACGAATCTTAACGTCAGGATTCATAAAGAGAAATATAATACGAATATCAGGACAAGATTGTTTGAACCAAACCATTTTCTTACGAGTATCTAGGTCTAGCTTACCCTTAGCTTCAAGGTAAATCTTGCGTCTTCCTGTCTTAAAGTCAGGATTATATGTTCGCACTATCTCAGGTTGAGTATACTTAAAGTAGTCAGGTTCATACTTGGCATTAGGAAATGCTTTTATTAACTGAGTCCAACAGGCTTTCTCAAATTTACTCCTGAATGAATGCATCAAATCTCTCCTGAAAGTCATCTTGCAAAGTCCTCTTAATCCAAAGAACTCTAGCATTCATAAGAAACTCTTCATCATTACCATATAAATCACGAACTTTATTAAACATTCCCAACTCATCATGGATGTTTGCAAGAGCTTGTTTTGCCTTTGCCTCACCCATACCAGCAATACCTTTGATGTTATCTGAGGTATCTCCTTTAATACATTGAGCATAGAATAGTTTCATTCCATCTATGTAGGTCTGTTCAATCCATGTATCAGGTTTTTCCCAGTTCTTACCACTAATTGCCCATTGGAAATGTTTTCCTGGAATCATTAGTAAGTCTTTGTCAAGAGAACAGATAATAGAATCATCCGTTTGATTTATGCCTAATGAATCGTCAGCTTCAAGACCTTCAGGTGCAAGTTCTGCTCCCATCTCTGCAATTGCATACTCTCTACAATCCTGCAGATACTGTGGTTTAGGAGCTGTCCTATTAGCTTTATACTCAGGATAGATAGTCTTACGAAAGTTAGTTGCTCCAGTTAAGTAAGCTTTGTACTCTGTCGCTCCTGCTTTCTCAAGTATGCCATCCATTAGTTCATTCATTCGGTAGATAGCAATACCTGCTCCGTCATTCTCTGCACTAGCAGAACAACGGAAACAGACTAAATCCATATCAATTAAGGCTAACATTATGAAGGAATATCGTCAGGAAAGTCATCAAAGCTTCCTAGATTATCTACATTAGCAAAGCCTTTTTGAACATAAGTTGTGTACTTTGAAGCAAGTTCAATGACTTCTTTAGGAGTCGCTACTCTGCCTCCACTTGACAAAGTATTTACTGCATTAGACAAAGATGATTGTCGAATAATGTATATCTGTGTCTTCTCACGTTCATCCGAAGTAGGATAGTTGCTACCTGTTACTCGAGTAGGTGCAGAAGAGTTGCTAGGAGCTGCACTAGGTTTAGCTGCCATTGGTGCTGCTTCACCTTCAGCTAGAATACCAATCCACTGCCAGTATCCATTGTCATCCTTCTGTGTATTAACATTAACTGCATCACCTTTAGTCCATGACTGTGCTGCTTTGAATACCTCAGGGTTACTGAAAGACATTAGCTTCTTAGAAGAAGTCTGTCCATTATCACCTTTGTACGTTACTTCTAATGACTGGTAGCTTCTACCATTCTTAGCTGAGTGAGTATTAGGTGAGCCTACATCAATAATATTAATCTGCATTTATAATCTCCATATCACCCCATGTTTGTCCTACTTGACACTCGACTCGCATGGGTAAGTTAAATTCAACTCCAAACATTTTCTTGAAGTTCTCAGGTACATCGTTAAAACACTTGTCAACTAACTTAACAAGTTCCTTAGTATCGCATACATTTGAATCAAAGTCAACAATAATAGAGTCATGTACAGTATTTATTAACTTAACTCCTTCTCGACCTTTGAGTCTATTGCGTAGAGATACTCTAGTAATTGCCATCAGGTCAGCACCAAGTCCTTGGACAGGATAGTTAAGAATTTTTGTCCGTGGATACTTGACCTTGTTGAACTTCACCTCAGGTTCAAAGTGATAGATTCGTCCTGTCGGCATTACTAATTTTCTGTCTTTCTTAGCAGTGAACTGAATCTCTTCATGCCATTTATAAAGACGTTGATACTTGTCATAGAATGAATCTATAACATCTTGCCAAAATGATTCGTTACCAATATCTCTAAAGTTAGGGTCATTTGCATAAGAGTATGCTGAACCTCCATAGATTAATCGGAATACGAATGTCTTAGCTATCAATCTACTAGGTAGCTTAAACCTAGCTTGGTTATCAGAGTGCATATCTACTTCACGCCATATCTCATCAATTGCAATTTTATCTTGAGATAGGTATGTAGCACCAATCCACTCTAGCTGTTTTGCATCTGCTTGTAGTAACATTATGCGACCTCATACCGTGAATAAAATAGTCCTTTAATCTCACCATCAAAGTTTTGTAAGTTAGGCTTACTGCTTGATAACCTTCCTGTACGAGCAACACACTGATTAAGCTGTCCGTAAATCTTACCCTTCTCCCAGTTCATCTCTGTAATGAGTTTAGGTAATCCTTGATAGTACGTTCCCATTCTCTTGTTTAGTTCAGACCTTGTTAATAGGATAGTAATAACTTCTTTAGCCTTCGCACTACCTTTAAGAGAGCGTAGTGTCTTCTCATCTGTCGAGTAGTACCCTTCCTTTGCTAACTCTGTTTTAGGTAGAGGCTTACATAGTCTATCAAATGTTTTACTATGTGATTCCCACTTAAGTTTTTCTAATCCTTTTTTCTCACCAGTCTTATAGACTCCATCACTGACCTGCACACGGTAAGTAATATCACCGCCGTATAAAAGACAAGAGATGTGGTCGTTAGAATTGGGATTGAAAGTATCAAGATTATGATGGTCATAAAGTCTTTTATCAAGTTTAGCAATTTGTTCTTCCAGCTCTGCACCTAGGGTTTCACTCCAGTCTTGGTTAAATAATAATCCATTATGTTCCATCTCTTGTAAGCCTAATAGGTCTTGATTATGAAGACTAACCAGTCTAGCAAGTAATGAATTTTTTGAGAGTTCTTCTCGTTGTTTAAAAAATACTAACTCTGTAACGTTTAAGTCTTGCTCTAGGTATTCTTCTAGAATATCCCTTGGTACTTCTGTGGTATCAATTCCTTGACTCCAGTAGTTCTCTTTTACAATGTCTAACTTCTGTTCTAAACCATAGTATTCTGCTGTCTTGTTAAGACTTGGGTATGTATCTGATTGTCCACCTAACATGAAGTGAGTTAGTTGACAGTCCCATATCTTTTTATCAGCAAACTTAATGCCGTATCTTGCTAACCAATGTAAGTCAAATTTAATATTAAATCCAACAAGTACATCGACTTTATCTATTGCTTCTTGAATAGCAATTAATTTATCTCCATAAGGCTCGTCACCATATTCTATTGCAAACGGTTCATATCCTTTAAGACCTACCATAACTAACTTATTTGTTTGGTCAAATGGATTGCCACTGTTTGAGATAGTTGTTTCTACATCTAAGATTAAATAGTTCATAGTTCATCTTCTTTATCATCTTTATCTTCACGATATACGAAGGCTTTTGTATCACAATTATAATTCTCACAAGTATACACAGATTCAATTACATCCTTTTCAAAATCTAATACAAGCTTTTCTCTTACGAGTAGAAGTTCTCCTTCACAGTTAAAGCATTTCATTATAAATCTCCTTTACCAATGTCGCCATACGTTAATTATAATATGGAAACAAGTTATCACCTCAATTAATCTAATTAAATCTAACTGTTTCATTTTACTACTTTGCCTTTGTATCTATGGTTAATTCTATTCTCACTAGTACTTAATTTAACTTCACATTGTACAGGTAGTGCTGCTTTTTTATCTGCAATCTGTGATTGAATGATTGCTACTCCTACTGGAGGTAATGCACCTAGTATCCATCCAGTGAGTAATATCATTAATGTTCGTTCTCTATATGTCTTCATAGCGAGCTACCTCAGGTTTAATTAAGACTTGGCTACTGCCATGCCGAAGGTCAGGTAATGTATCAGAATCTCCGATAAGTTTGTTCTTACAGATGTTTAGATATCTAAGTCTAGAAGCATTATCTGAGTCCTTACCTATCCCTAGAATCCAGTCAGCTTCACCTTGCTTACCTGTCTTACTGCCATCTACATCTTCCATTGTGAGCCATAACTTACCCTCACCACTACCACTAGCTTGCGATACTGCAATAACTGGAGCGTAACTCTTAGCTATTTCCCTAGCCCATTGATAGATAGCTTTAAGTTCTAAGTCGTTTCTATCTGCCTTGAAGCCTTTAATCTTATCGATTTGGTCAAAGATAATCAAAGCTGGATTAGCATCTCTAAGTATTGCTTCTATTCTACTACTCCTTGATGAGTCTTCGAAGTCATAGATGTGAAGACGATTTCCTGTAAGAGCCTCATACTTTTTCTGATTCTCTTCAATGTTACTAAAAAGGTCATGAGTTTGTAGTCCAAGCACTGCCTGAAAACAACGGATACCTACCTTAGAACCTTGTTCCTCGTTGTTGAACCATATGATATCGCCAGTAGTTTGTTGTATCATCTTGCTAATCTCACTAGCTAAGAAAGTAGTCTTACCTGTTTCAGGTCTAGCAAAGATAAAACCAAAGTCACCTTTCCGTAATGAACCTAACGATTTGTTCAACCAGTCGAGCCTCCACCTAAGTCCTGATGTCTGTACTTGAGTTTCAAATAGTTTAGCTAAGTTCATTTCAACAATCTTGGAGTCATCTAATTCAATAGGACTCTTCTCGAACTCTTGATAAATCTTATGCAAGTCTTCGATAGAAGCTATACCTTCCTCAACATCAAGTGATACCCTTGCGATGTCACCTGCTAAAGAACGCTTACGATGTTCTTCCATCAACTCAATGACAGCTTGCTCATTGGTTATTTCAACAGAGAAGATATCATCTATGAGAGAAGTCAATTCTTTTCTCTCTTGTTCTTTCAGAAGATAGTTAGTGTTGTAACAAATATCTAGTTCTTCTTTAGTTATATAATCTTTAGTATTATATTTAATATAATAATTATTAATTATAATAAATAATTTATATATATTACTGTAATTAATCTTTAAGTAATCGAGTTTAGCATATTTATAGAATTTAGTAAAGTGTTTTTTATCTTGACAGAATAATTTAATTATTTGCTTTTCAACCATGACCTAATTTCTCCCTTAGAATATTCTTTTGGGTCTTTGTCAGTAACAATAACTCTTGACTCTAGACCCCTCTGTTTAAGTTTCCTCGAAATGCGTAAAGCATTCTTAGCCTTGTCCCTATCTAACCATACAGCCGAGTATCTAAATTGTTCTACTAGCTGGTTCTCCATCTCGTAAGATAAGCTACTACCTAGCAATGGACAGGCACAAAACTCATCTTGCAATCTTGCTATTTTGATAGCTGAAACAATATCTTCAACAATCACGATTGTACTACCTAGACCATAGATTGTCAAAGGTTTCCCTCCAAGTGACATATACTTAGGTCTTCGTCCATCAAAAGTTCTAGCTTGCCAATATTTTGCTGTCTGTAATAACACTAGCATCTCATCTTTTACATTCCATTCAATGCCGTATTTGTCAATCTCTTCTTGGGAAATGCCGTAAGATAGCAACCAATCTAGTGCTTTTCGTGGAAGTTCCTTAATGTTTGTCAATTTCATGACCGACTCATCTTTCTCATAGTTAAGTTTATTTGCACGCATTCGTAGTGAAGCAACATCAGTTTTGCGTACATGATGTTTACATCCAAAGCACCAAAAATGGTCTTCGTACTCACCTAAATTGTCTTTACTACCACACTTTGGACAGCTTGTATGACCTAAAAATTTACTCATGATTCTACTTACTCCCCATTAATGGTAAGAACATTGACTATTTGTTACATTTGTGTTACAATACTTACATATACTCATAAGAGTATACATAACTTTTAGGAGAATTACCATGTGGACATCACCATCAGCAACAGAAATGCGTTTCGGTTTTGAAGTAACTATGTATGTAATGAACAAGTAATGGACTAGGTAACAGACTGTTACTAAAACACACCCCACACGCCTATCGTAGAAGCGCAACCTTGTGGGGTTTTTT